CCAGGCAAAACAAGCCGATGCAGACTTAAACAGTCTGCGCGGTCAAATGCTGGCCATGGTCGGTATTGGCGCGGCCTTTTATGGCGCACTGGTTGCCGGCTCTGGCCTGGTCGATTTTGCGTATCTGGCCGATGATTTCAATACACTGCAGCAGCGCATCAAGACGGCCACCAAAGAGACCCACGATTACAATCAGGTCTCCGCCGAGATGTATGCGATTGCCCAGCGTAATGGCGCAGAGCTGCAGTCGACCGTTGAGCTGTTTCAGCGCTTAAGTTCCAGTCGCAAAGATCTCAAAGCCACAAATGACCAGATGCTGCAGTTTACCGATGCGGTGCAAAAGCTTGGCGTCATTGGTGGCAGCAGTAACGATGCCATGGCCAATGGCTTGATGCAGTTAAGCCAGGGCTTATCGGGCGGCATTTTGCGGGCTGAGGAATTTAACTCCATCCTTGAGAATATCCCGGAGCTTGCCGTTCGCATCGGTGCCGGCATGGATGACATCGGCAAAAGTAGCAAAGAGCTGGGCCTTGGCGACCTTCGCAAGATGGTGCTGGCTGGCGAGCTACTGTCCAAAGATGTCTTGAACAGTATTCTGGTACAGCTGCCACAAATTCGCGCTGAGTTTGAGCAGATGCCGGTCAGCCTAGGCCGCGCCTCTCAGATGATGGAAAACAGCTGGTCAAAGGCTGCCGCACAGCTGGATTTAATGCTCGGTCTCTCTACCGGCATGGCCGGGCTTTTCCAGCAAATTTCCAAAGAGCTGGATGCTTTTAGCACCGGCGATTTAGATAATTTATCGCCAACCATGCAGGCGACTATCGAGACTGCAGAGCTGTTGATTTACATCCTGGGCACTGCTGCAGTGGTGGCCATGGGCCGCTATGCTGCGTCAGTGATTTCCAGTGTGCAGGCTCAACTGCTGGCCAACACGCAAGCCATCCGCACAGTGTCTGCGCTTGGCATGGTGACCACAGTCACCGGCACCGCAACGGTGGCGACCAATGCCCTGGCGATGGCACAGCGCCTGTTACTTGGCCCGGTGGGTTTTGGCCTTACCGCCATCAGTGCGCTGGCAGTTGCCTTTGGGGTTTATAAAGACCGGGCTGCAGAAACTGCACAGAAAAATGCAGAGCTGACAGCCAGCTTTAAAACCCTGACTGCTGCTGCCCAGGAAAACACGATTTCGCAGTACAAGCAGCAATTGCAGGACGTCCAGCAAGCACTGGCAGAGGCGCAAAAAGAGCTGCAAAGCGCCATGAACAAAGCACCCACCGGCCAGTTTGGTGGCTTTGGTGATCTCGCTGGTCATTCGGCCAAAGTGGCTGAGTTAAAAGCCAAACAAGCAGAACTGAAAAGCACCATTGAAGCGCTGAGCACAGCGCAAAAAGCCGGGAAAGCCGACGCTGATGCGATGGCTGAAGCCACCGCGAAGCTTGGCGCTCAGTCAGCCTCTAGCGCAGACAATATGCTCAAACTCTACAACGCACAGATGCTGTCTGCTCAGGCGGTGGATGCGCAGGGCCGGGCACTGGCCGGCGTCGATTTGGAGCTGTTTAAAGCGCAGTTTGTTGAAGCCAAAGAGCTGCCCAAAGAGGCGGCAGCCGCAATCCGTGAATTTGCCCAAACCGCTAAAAACGCGGCAACAGCGCTTGATTTGTCCAAAGCCCTCACCAGCCTTCGCACTGAAAACAGTCTGCTCAAAATCAAAAACTCGGAAGGCGAGCGGGCCTATCAAATTGCAAAAGTCCTGAGTCAATACCAAGGCGCGCCAGAGAAGTTATTGGCAGCTCTTCGCCAGGAACTGCAGCTGCAGATGTCGCTCAATCAACTCAAAGAGCAGCAGGACTATTTAAAGAATATCCAGCAAGAAAATGATTTGCTGGTGGTCCGCATTCAAAAGGGCGAGCAGGAATATCAGCTACAAAAAGCGATCCGCCAATTAAAGGCAGACGATCCAGCCTATATTGCCGTGCTTGAAAAAGAAATCACCCGGCAAAAAGAGCTGAACGAACAATTAGAGCTGCAGAAGTATTTTAAAGATGGCGGCTTTGATGCGGCGTTAGATAGTTTGACCCAAATGGGCCGGATTGGCGGTGAAGTCGGCAATGTGCTGATTGATTCCTTTGGCGACTTGGCCAATGTGCTGGAGCACATGACCGAGCAGCAGGATGATTTCACCAAAGCCTTTATTAAACTCAGTGAAGAGCGCGCCAAAGCCAGCAAACTGGACGACCCGGCCAAAAAAGAAGCGGCCCTTAAAAAAGTATCGGCGACTGAACAAGATTTAATGCGCAAGCAAACCCAGGCACAGCTTGGCAGTTATGCGAGCATTGCCGGCGCGGCCAGCAAGATGTTCAGTGAGAACAGCAAGGGCCGTGAAGCCTTGCACCGCATGGAAATGGTCTTTACCGCCGCTGAAATCGCTTTGGCCATTCAAAAGGCTACCGCCAATGCGCTGGCAGCCATCACCAATCAAGGCTCTGGCGATCCATACACGGCGTTTGCCCGGATAGCCGCAATGGCGGCGCTGATGGCCGGTCTTGGCGTCTTTAGTGGTTCCGCATCCGGCAGCGCGCCAAGTGCAGCCCAGCGCCAGGAAACCCAGAGTACCGGTACTGTGCTCGGTGATAGCAGCGCCAAATCTGAATCCATCGCCAATGCCCTTGGCCGTATTGAAGACTTAGAACTGGACCAATACGCCGAGCTTCGTTCAATTAACGGCAGCATCCGCGAACTCTCTGCTGGCATTAAATACTTGGCGGTGAGCCTCGTCGCCAGTTACGGCCGCTTCAATGAATCCAATTACCCAGGGGAGCTGGGTAAAGACTACAACCTGCAGCTGGGAAGCGGCCTTGCATCCATGGTTGGCGGCGGTGTGATTGGCCTGGTCGCAGATAAGCTACTGGGCGGCCTTGTCGGTGGCCTTACCAATAAACTGCTCGGTGGGCTTTTTGGCTCGACCAAAAAAGAGCTGGTCGATAGTGGCCTCTCGTTTGGCGCGCAGGAACTGGGCGATATCATCAGCACGGGCCTGATGAATGCCACGGTTTATGACGTGATCAAGACCACGAAAAAGAAACTGTTTGGCCTTAGTAAATCATCGAGCGAATCCACAGAATACCGCGCCATTGATAACGCACTTCGGACCGAGTTTGCCCGCATCTTTGCCCACATGGGCGAGTCTGTGACTGAAGCTGTAAGCCTCCTTGGTCTTGAAACCAATAAAACGTTGGAATCGTTTGTTATCAACCTGCCGGCGCTGTCGTTTAAAGACCTCAAAGGCGACGAAATCGAAAAAGAGCTGCAGGCGATGTTCAGCCAGCAAGGCGATTTAATGGTCCAGTACCTGGTGCCAGGAATCGCTGAGTTTCAACAAATGGGCGAAGGCCTGTATGACACCCTTATCCGGGTTGCCCAAGAACAAGCCGTGTTTAACTCGGCGCTCGATAATCTGGGTCTGCAGCTAAGCCGGTTCGCCGGCGTGACCAAAGCCATTGAGCTGGAAGTCGCGCAATCCATCATTGAACTGATGGGCGGGATTGAGCAATTCCAATCAGCGACTGCAGACTATTTTGCTGAGTTTTATTCTGAGCAAGAGCAGCTGGCCGCTATCACTAAATCCGCAACCGCGCAGTTCGCAAGCCTTGGTGTTGCGATGCCCTCCAGCCGCGACGGTTTTAAAGCCCTGGTCGACAGCCTCGATTTAACGACCGACGCAGGACAGCGCATGTTTGCTGCGTTGATGGCGTTGGTACCGGCGATGGATCAGTTCTATGACGCTGCAGAGCGGGCCAAACGTGAAGCCGAGGAAGCGGCAGAAAAAGCCCGAAAAGAGGCTGAGGCCAAAGCGGAAGCCGAACGCAAGTTGGCACAAGACCGTGCTGCCTATACCAGCGATTTACAAAACCAGCTGGCGCGCCTCGATATGTCGAGCCTGGCACTGGCGCTGGATGACATCAAAAAATGGTATGAAGCCCAGATTAAAGAAGCCCGCGAACTTGGCGCCAGCACTGCACTTTTGGAGCAGCTGTATGCCCGGAAACGCCAGCAAATCATAGACCAGGAACTGACCCGCATCAATGCAGATACTGAGCGGCAAATGTCGGCCTTAAGCGCCGAGCATGAACGTTCAGTGAGTGAGAGAGAGTGAGATAAATAGACCAGGGAAACTGAGATAATTAAGGGATCAAACGGGATAGAAAGGGATTAAACGAAACAAAAAAAGAAAAACAGTTTCAAAATAAGCAAAAATTAATCGCCAAATAAATCAGGTTGTTTTTCTTTCACTGCACGCTTCTGTGCCCGGTTAATCACCTTGTAGATTCCCCGAACGGACATATTAAATTTGCGAGCAAGCTCTGCAATGTTTCGTCCGTTGAATTCATCATATATGACGCGGTCGCGTTGGGCTAGTTTGTACAGGAAGTTCTTCGGGAAATTAATCAGCTGGCCGCCCCAATGGTCAGCCAGGTGCTCAGCGATGGCCGTTGCAGCCTGTTCTGATACGTCGGTATCAACGCCGTGGTCAACCAAAACGTTTTTTGCCTGCTCCACGACGTCGTCTAAAAGTTCATGGCGCAATGCCGCCATTCCAACTTTGTCTGTCTTAATTTCTGTCATCGGGTGCCACCGTTCGTCCGCCTAAAGATTGCATCCGTGCATTAAATGCTGCCATGGCTTCTTCCCTCGATTCAGGGCGCTCATGTTTCAGCTCGATGGAACTACTGGTCGTTGTCACAGTTGCTGTCGCCAGCTTGGCTGCCAGTACTTTTTTCAGATAGTTGTGATTGGCCAGCTGTTTTACCTGGCCATTGATCCGGCTTGAATGAATTGAACTGACCGTGTCCTGCAGCGCTTCAGATAACACTGCATGGTTGTTACTCAGCTCCAGTGTTTCAGTTACCAATGCCAATGCTTTGGCATTGCTGAGGTCTTGTTTGGCTGGCCGGAACAGTGCCAGGTATGCTACCAGCGCCGGGCCCATGCGGTACCCCAGTTTAGAAATAATGCCGAGCAACTGCCGGCCAGTTTCATCAGCAACCAGCTGATCAAGATGGATATTGGAATGGCAAATCGGGCAGCGGCCAAGCTTCATGCGTCAGCTCCGTGGACTTTGTTCCACTTGGCCAGCAGCTGGTTGTAACTCATTTGCGGAAAAACTGAGTGCCCGTTTTTTTGCAGCGCGCTGAACATTAATCGGCGGCACCACTTCTTTAGTGATTCCAGAACCATTAACGCGCTGCCTGGCGTCAGCCATTCCACCGAACTGATACCGGCACCATTATTCAGTTCCGATGTCTGGCGCTGTACCCAGCGGTTTAATGCAGTTTCAGAGCCGTCTCTGATAAAGCCGGCATTGAACATAAAAATCCAAATAGCTCTGATCACACTGCGTTCGTCCGCACCCTCAGCAGGCGTTTTAGGACTACGCTTTTTGTCAGCCAGCTTTGGCATATTCGGTTTAACTTTGAAGCCGAGCTTGACCATGTTGTCCAGTACCGCCTGCAGTTCTAAATCGGTCAGCTTAGTGCTGCTTTCTTTGCCGCCGCCATGATAGGCCAGCAGCGCCCGATAGCTATCGTCCGCCATTACCAGTTGGCTTTTGGCGATATGGATCCGCTGAATCAAACGGCTGCGATTTGAATTTTTGTTGCCTCTCTTGTTCACGCCAGCATCTCCCCGATAAGCGCAATCAAGATCGAAGCCAGCATCATATACAAGCCCACAACCATCATTTCTCGATAAAACACCAATACGCCGATACCAAGGATAAAGCCGCCCAATAAGCAGCCACAGATACCGATGTACTTCATGTTGATAAAAAGCGATTGCCAGTCCATCTGTTACCACCCCTTCTAATATTTGGCTGCTCGTCAGTACCGGTGAGCCATCACCGGTAGACGCCTTTCGGCGTTTCGCTTAGTCATCAATCTCAATTATTTCTTCGGTTTCTGCTTCGTCTGAGTCTTCAGCTCCTATTAACTCGTCACTATTTTTAAGTTCTGCGATCCGGGCGTAGTAGCTATCAATGTCCTTGTCGGAATAACTACCGTGTTCCAGCAATTCCAGAGCTACTTCTAGGCGCTGCTCCAAAGCAAATACACGACCTATGCTGTTTTCCTCCCAGGCGATTGAGTGGCAATCAACTTCAATGCCTTGAACATCGATTTTGGAGCCGAGTTTGAGTTCAGCCCCTTGTGGGATGGAAAAGGCGATAGTGGTAACGTTTTCGCTCATGCCATCACCTCTTCGTAAATGTCCATAGCCTTCAGCGCTACAGGTTGTTGGTCTGATTTGGCCTGGCGGCGCAAGTAGGTCACGCAAAGTTCGTACACATCACAGTCACCGGTGCATTCGGCGGCTTTTGCTTTAAAATCTTCGATGTTCATAGTGGATGGCCTGTCAATTCGTAAATTGGGAGGACGGCTTGGAGCGCAGCCTCTGCAGTTAAGCTGTCAAAGTTACGCTGTGCGCTACTGGCTCCGGCGTCAGTGTCTTCAAACGTAATTTTTGTGCTGCAAAGCCCCAGGTCTTCAGGCTTGCAAGTGAAGGTTATTTCCGGAGCGTCATTTTCTCCGTTCATATCCAGCACACACAAAACCTCACCAACTTTCGTTTCAAATAACTTTGCAAATTGGCTCATAAGTACACCGCTGCTAAATCAAGGGGAATTGGTCGGTAGTTATCGGTGTCGCCGATACGCTCATACACTCGGATGTAGGACTTGCTGCTAACCACCTGCAGGGACTCGCCAATGGCGTCCATTGCAGACAACCAGCGTTCGTCTTTAATGTCGAGTTTGCGTAACGACAAGATGCGGGACACGCTCAAGTTTCCCTCGTTGTCGGTCTTAAAAGCATGGTCAATGATGGCTTTGGCTTCTGGCCGAGCGCCTTCTGTCCATTCGGTCACACACTGATAAATCAGTTCTTTGGCGGCCAGGATGCGCTCGTCAAACTTCATGCTGTCTTGAATGGCTCGCGTGATTTTGTATTTGCCATCGTAGGTGTAAAGCGTCACATTGCCTTTCTTGCCGCCGACATCAACCTTGTATTGCTCCAGTGACAGCGACACAAAAGCGGCAATATCACCAAAGGCGCGTTTCTTAAACTCAGCCAGTGTCTGATTGAGTTCAACTGCTTGCTTGAACAAATCCTTGACCAGCCGGTCACGTTCTTTGTCGATGTCTCGTACCAATGTTTCATGCGTTAGCTTGCCTTTGGCATCGGCCCAAAATCCTGGGGGGATTGTGATAGCCGGCTTTTTGTTTTCCACTGTCATGATGGTTCTCACTTATGGTTAAGTTGGCCCTGTGCTGCACCTGCAACACCGGCATTGAGTTGGACTTTCTGGCCCTTAGCCATCCCCATGAATTTGCTATTCATATCGCGCACGCGTGTTGCTGCGGCTCGTGCGTTGGAAGTGCGCAAATCTGGGTAATTCTTTTCGATGAACAGTTGGATAAGCTGCTGCTCGTCCTCAGTCGGCACTAACGCTTCAACCTTATGGCGCACAGCAATGATCCAGCCTTCAGCGAACAGGTCCGCACGATTAGTTTTTGTCGCTGTTTTCAGTCTTTTGTTTAAACCAGCTAAGAACTCGCGCCGTGCTTTAATCAGCTGTGGAGCCAACACGTCATAGCAATAGGTGCCAATCTCAACCCGGTCTTTTGGGCCAATAAAAGTGATGCACCGGCCGATTGACGGCTGCCAGCTCAACAGATAGTCAATGCCAAAGGCACTAGCGATAGTTCTGGATAACAGAGAAGCCCAGAGCGGTTGTTTGCTGGATGAATTCGCCCGCTTGGTGTGCTGTTGAGCAATCTCATGCAACGCCACATCCGTTTCATTCAGCTGATGTTCTTTCATCAGTGCCTGAACCTTGCGCATCGCATTGGCGGCTTCATGTTCGCTACTGGTCGACTTGGCCAGCGCCAGCAGCTTTTTGATTTTGTCTAAAATGCGCTCGTCCATCAGTTTGCCCCTCTTGCTAAAGCTGCGGTCATGCCTGCATAAGTACTGTCACCCATGACTGGCCCACAGTCTGGGCAATAGCCGCCGCCGGTTCTGTCACAGCCACTGCATTGCTGAGCGTGATTCTGTGGTTCCTGACCACCCAGCACCCACAGCAGCGCCTCAGCAATGCCATCTTCATAAGTTTTGCCAGGCTGATTAGTGCCGTACTGCTCGCGAATACTCATTGCCACAGCAATCTCAACCTGGATGCGTTCAGTCGTCGGAAACATGCTCATGCTGCCCCCTTAACGTTTGAGTACTCAGCGGCCCAGGTCACCATGCAGTCGTGAAAGCGGGCTGCATAAATGCGTTCTGGATTGCTTGAGCGGCAACGCACGCTGATCGGTTGTGCGTCTTGCAGCTTTTTATTAATCAGCGACTGAACTGGCGGCTGAATGGTGATGATTGGATGCAGGTTGCCCATGGCTACACTCAGCACCTTAAAGCCGTATTCACCCAACTTCTGCACCGCCACCTGGGCGGCGCTTAACTCTTGAACAATCTGCTTATGTGTTTTCACATCACACCCCCAAAACTAATTCCGGTGTTACCAGTGGTGCGCCAATAACAGCAGCGTGGTTCATCGCTGCAGTCAGCACGTTATGAATGGCCAGCGGGTACAGCACGCTAAAGTTCTGGCCGGTCAGTTTGTGCTGCAGTGCTTCAATCGCTTTGCTGTTCATCACTTCGTTCAGTGGCCGACCAACCAGGCGGAAGCGGTGGCTCAGGTAGCCTTCCAGTTCATTGTCCAGCGGCAGCAGGTTGACCACCTCGCAGCGCTGCACCACTTCACGGACTGCCGGATTGCGTTCGTCCAGTTTTTGGCCCAGTTCGCTCTGGCCAATCAGTACGATGCCCAGCAGTTTGCTGAAACCATCTTCCAGTTCGAAAAACCGCTTCAGGTGTTTCAGAGTTGGAATTGGCAGGCCGTGTGCTTCTTCGATAATTAAGATGTGCCGGTTACCAGCGCGGAACGATTCCTTTAGCGTGTTGTGCACCTGGCGAAACCGCGCCTCTGGGCTGCGTTTCGGCGTGACACCCGGCGCGACCGTAGCCATGATGGCTTCAGCGATATGGCCGGCTTTCAGCGTTTTGCCCTGGGTGTCGTTGTCTTCCATACCCAATACATAAGGTTCAATGACCAGAACCGGCTGGCTCTCGCTTTTAATCCACTCAATCAGGTCGCGGCGCAGCGTGCTTTTACCTGAGCCAGATTCACCGACAACTGCCATAAAACCACCGTGGCGGGCTGTCATGCGCATGGCTTCCCGCACATAGCGGATCTCAGGGGTTAAAAACACTTCGTCACTACTGCGCACTTCATCAAATGGGTTGCGCGGTAAATTGAAGGTACGTTTAGCGGCTGGCGTTAACTGGTGTTTGCGTAGTAACATTAGTTGGTCCTCCAAGGACGTTTGCGTTGACTGGCCGGGGCTGTTTGCAGCAGCTCCGGTCTCTTCTTCAAATGCCTGGTCAATGTCGTTCCGGGCGATTCCCAGGCTGACCAGCCACGTTGTGATACTTGTCTTAATTTCTTCCTGGTCCATGCTGCGTGGGAACTGATGATGGTTAATCAGTTGCGCCACGGCGGCCGGGCTTAAATCCAGGTGTCTGGCCAGTTCGGCCTGGCTGGCTTTGTTGGCCAGTAAAATTTGTTTCAGCTTCAGCATTATTCGTTCCCCACAACCCGCAGCTTGGCCACAGGTTTAGTCAGTTGTTGGGCGATAGCATCCAGCTGATCTTCGGTGGTTCCTTCCGGATAACGTTGTTGCAGCCAGGCAAAATGCTCAGGTGTCCAGCTGGACCCCATTACTTTGTGCAGGCGCATTGCCAGCTCAACAGTGCTGAGCTGCAGATGTTCAACCTGCGGTGCCTGCAGGTTGTGTGCAGTACCGCGGCGCGGCATAAATACCGGCAGTTCGGCATCTTCCAATGATTTGTATGGGTTAAAGCGACCACCCAGCGGCAGTTGCTTGGCCTTGCGGGCGGCCTCTGCCTCTGTCACCGAACTGGTGCCAGTCATCAGCTGTTCAATCTCCGCTTTGGTCTGCTGCGCTGGTGTCGCCGCACGCTGGCTGAAACCTTCGCCAAAAACTTGTGCATTCACAGAGAATCCGAACTCGCCTTTGATGACTTGCGGGATCACATGGAACACTTCTTTGCCGTCAAGGTCATGGCTGACCAGTTGTGCCGCATCCGAGCGCCAGGGGTTTCGGGTGACCAGTACTTTCTGCCCAACCAGCAGGCCCGGCACCTGACTGACGTCGTATTCCGGTCCGCCAAAATTAATCCGCAGCTTGGGCGTCACTTTGCGCTCCACTGGGGCGGCTACCGCCAGTTCGCGGCAAACATCAAGCGTTGGCGCCTTGACCAGTTGCTGTTCAGTGATGCGCAGCCAAGCGGCTGTGCGGCTTTCGTTCGTTCGGCTATGTTCTGCCTTGGCATTAAATACGCCACGCCATTGGGCGGCTAAGGCATTCAGTGCGGCTAAATCAGCCACTGGCCGAAAGCGCAAACCGCTTTCAAACTTGCGCTCAATGATGTTCCGTGCGTTCTCCACCTGGCCTGTTGCTTGTGCATTGCCGGCTTCGTGAGCGATGGCCTGAATGCCCAAAGCGCGACACAGGTTTTTGGTCATGTAACTGGTGTTGGCGCTGCCGGGGTCCATGTACAAAATCTTCGGTACCCCGTGCAGCATGTCTGCGCCGCCGCGCTCCTGCATGGCGTTAATCAACACACTGCAAAGGTTTTCGCCGCTCTCGGCACCCATCACGTATTCCACATATATCCAGCCGCTGGCGTGGTCAGTGATTTCATAAGACCAAACCCGATCAGCCATCACGCGGGCGATGTTGGCCGGCTTGTTTTTGTAAAACTCTTTTTGGTCCATCACGTGCAGGCCGTTCGGGCCTTTGCCGGGCTTGAGGTAATACAGCACGCACAAGCTGGCATCTATTTGCCACACATGGTTGGGGTGCTTACTTGCCATTTCCACGTGAGGGCTTGGTTGCGAAAGCTGCTCCGGGTGGGCGCCATAAAAGCGCATGGCGCGGGCAATGGCGTCATAACTCAACTGAATAATTTCCCCAGTATTGAGATCTATCCGTTCGGCGCGGATCAAACGGTTATCACGCAAATGGTCCACTGCATCATTGAGGCTATACAGCCGCTTGCCATGGTTTCGAACGCTGTCCATCATCACCCCGGAAATAACTAATGCCTCTTCGCGGGTCAGGGCATGCTGGCCGGCATCCGCCCGGCGCTTCCGTGTGGCAGCTTTCACAGTTAACTTGTCCAGGTGGCGATAAATAGTCTGCGTTGATAAATCCAGCTCAGCCGCAGCCGCCTGCACCAGTTGCTGCTTCTGGCCGTGACCAGCCGAGCGAATGGCTCTGGCCAGCGCGGTAATGCGCTCCACTACGACCGGGCTCATGGTTATTGCTCCCGCTGGGCTTTTTGCACGGCAACCAGCGCTTCGGCATTGGCCAATGCCTCGGGCGACATCCAGTCGGGTTCTGTGCCGGTGTAAACGTCGTCCAATGC